TTTTTGCTTCGGTTTTTTGCTCAATCTTTGCTTCGGTTTTTTGCTCAATCTTTGCTTCTGGCTTGACCTCAGTTTTCGGTTCTTTTTTCTGCTCAATCTTTGCTTCTGGCTTGACCTCAGTTTTCGGTTCTTTTTTCTGCTCAATCTTTGCTTCGGTTTTCGGTTCTTTTTTCTGCTCAATCTTTGCTTCTGGCTTGACCTCAGTTTTCGGTTCTGTTTTCGATTTTGTTTTGGCCTCGGTTTTTGGCTCAATCTTTGCTTCTGTTTTTGGCTCAATCTTTGCTTCGGTTTTTGGCTCAATCTTTGCTTCTGTTTTTGGCTCAATCTTTGCTTCTGTTTTTGGCTCAGCGGTAGACTTATTATTTTTTTTAGATTTCGAATAAGATACATCTATAAATTTATTATCATCTGTATCTATTACTTCATATGAATTTTCATTATTCAATGACATATTATAAATATATAATAATATATATCTTTAAATATTATACGATAATATAATAAATATATAAAATCTTATATATATATCATATGATAAAAAAAAATTACAAAAAAATAGCAAAGGTAAATACATTATTAATGCTTATTATTAATATAATTAATAATTTTTTTTTTTATTTAAATAATGATTGTAAATTTTCCAATAATAACTTTACGGCAACTATAATAATGATTGCGATATTTCATTTTACGTTTAGCTTATATATACTTAAAATAATGGATAAAAAATTTGTTAAGGAAAATATGAAAAATAAATTTATTCATACAGCTGTTCGATTAGCATATATTAAATTTTTAACATTATTAATTAAAAAAAATTTATATAATAAAAATCCCAAAATCGATATATATATAATATTAGAACTTATTATAACGGTAACATTATTAAGCGTTACCAGAAAGTTTTTAAAATATATTGGAATAAACAACAATATTTTAAATATCGTTATAGAAATATTCTTTATTACAATCGTAAATCAATATTTGGTATATGGTACAATATCAACAAATAATTTTATTAGTTTTTTCGGATGGGTGATTGGTATTATAATATATCATATGTACGTTAAAAAAAAAATAACTCCGAAAATACCAAAATATACAATTATACCTATAAAACATTAAAAATGATTTATATAATAAAATAATATAATGTTTATATGGTTGGTGGATTACTTCAAATGGTATCAACAGGAAAACAAGATGTATATCTTACATATAACCCAGAAATAACATTTTTTAAAAAAATATATAAAAAACATACAAATTTTTCTACACAATTACAAACATTTTATCCAGAACAGGATATTGAATATGGTAACACTATAACATTTAAACTTAATAATTGTGATGCGATACATAGATGTTATTTAGAAATAGAATTACCAGAATTATCGTTCAATGATAAAAATATATACGATGATATATACATTACAAAAAAAAAACATGATAAACAAATACTAGAAAAACAATACGAGATTTATAGTATTAATTTCAATAATTTAAATAATTATATTAATGTTGAATTGGATTTATATAAACAATTAAATAATATTATCAATATTGATAATATTACTCTTAAAAAATTAGTAAAATGTGTAAATGATTTTAATTATTATAATAGAGATATAAAATCCGAATATATAAATAAAATTGAATCAAATATTTTAAAAAAGATAAATATTTCAGATTATATTATAAATTTGCATATATTCGATAAAAATAAAATTATATCATATCTTCATAATGTTTACAATATCATGATATTTTATTTAGACAAATATAATAAAAATAAAATAAAAACACTAGATAAAATAAATAATATTAATGATTATAAAATACCATTTAATTATTCTAAATATTTGGGGCATAACTATTTTATAAATTTTTCATTAGAAATAGGAGGAATGCAAATAAATAAATATTCTAATCATGTATTACATATAAATCAATCTCATCATATTAATTCTGACAAAAAAAAAAATTATGATGAAATGATAGGAAATGTTGAAAATCTTTATGATTTTAATAATAAAAAAAAAGGTGGTAATAAAATCATGATTCCTTTAATTTTTTGGTTTAATAAACATATAGGTAGTTGTTTACCAATAATTTCATTGAAATATTCGGATGTAATTATTTCCGCCAAAGTAAATGATATTACAAAAATTATATGTTTTAAAGATTTTGAAAAAATGTACGAAGAATTATTAATAATTAGTGTTATGTTTGAAGAAAAAGATACTATTGTTATTGATAAAGAATTATTATATACGCATTATGATATAGATTATAATAATAAAATTATTAATTATAATTGTAAATTAATAAATAAAAAATTATTATCTTTACAATTTTCTGATTTATTGGATTCGGAAATAAATGATATATTGATTAACAATGGAAATAATATTACTTCGGATGAATTATTGATAATTACTGGTAAAAAATATAATAACCAAGATGTATTAAATAAATATAATTGGGTTAAAATGATGAATGCTATTTCAACAATAACAAAAAATAAGACGTTTTATAATAAAATATCATCACATTACCCATACATCGATTTTAATTCTTTATATAGTAAAATACCTCAACCTAATATAAAATTAATCTGCGAAATGTTATATTTTGATAATGATGAAAGAAAAAAATTTGCTAATTCGAATTTAGAATATATAATAGAAACATCGGATGAAAATATATTTACTATTGAAAAAATGGATTATTTTACATGTGAGTTATCTTTTAATAATTTAACAAAAGGATTATATTGGTATATACAACCAAACATATTTATATCGGGATTATCATTATATGGTCAAAATACTGAGCTATTGTATGATATATATAAGTATTTTATTAATAATCCAGTGGCTGAACATAAATTAATGCTTGATAAAGAAGATTGTATATCACACAATACCACCGATACATATAATACATATACACAATCATATAAATATTTTAATAATATATTAGCAAAAGGGGTTTATTATATCCCTTTTTGTTTATATCCTGAAGAATCTCAACCATCGGGTACTATTAATTTAAAATATTTCAAAAGTAAACAATACTATGTTTCATTTAATAAAGTATTTATATCGGAATATTTAATGTTTTTAAAAAATATATACGGAACTATTAATAATACTTTAAAATTACATTTTATTTCTAAAAATTATGATATATTAGAAATAAAAAAAGGAAAAGTAAATATAATTTTTGGTAAATAACTCAACTATTACTATATAATATAATTATATTATATAGTAAATAAATTTATAATTTATCTATTTTTTTTTTAATAATAATTAACATATCATATATTTTGTGGTTTATGTAATCATTATTATAATTATTATAATTAGTATCAATCTTAAGATACTTTAAAAATTGTGTAAGCGATATTGTTAATGGACAATCTTTTTCTAATCTAATTATAATAAAGATTTCAAATAATTTTAAGAATAAAATCTCTTGTTTACCAATTTCAAAAAAAGTTGAATTTTTCATAAATTCGCTGAAAAAAATATAAAAATAATCAGGAGGTTTAACAGTAATATCTATGTTTAATAGATATAAAATTTTTTCTAATATTTTCACCCTTTCGTTATATTTATAATTAATATATTTATAATAATTATCATCTGACGAAATTTCATTATGATAATCATAGCGTTCTGTTATTGTATTATCAATATTTCTTCTATTTATTATTTCACCTATTTTTATATTATTATCTTTGTTATATATTTCAGTATTATCCATTAGTTTATATAAATAATATTCAAGTAAATTAAAACTAATAACATTATTATTATAGTCAGAATGAATATTTATATAAGGGCGTGATTTTTTTTCTAATTCCGAGCATAATTTACTAACTATATAATATAATGATATATTATTATTCCAATTACATAATTTTAGTATATCGGTATCTAAGATACCTAGTAATAAATTTTTTTCTATATTTGGTTTATAATATTCTATCATTGGAGGCACGTGTGGATAATCTTCCGATAAAATAATATGAAATTCTATGTATTCGTAATTATATTTTTCTTTTATAATATTCATTATTTTTCCCATATCGCTATCCTTATCAAATATTAATTTTATTGTCAAATCATATAAATTTTTTACGTTCTCAAACATAATATAATTATCAGTATTATTATTAATTTTTTTAATATCTTCAATAATTAATTTCCTTTGTTCATAATCTTTCACAATTGTAAACTTTTTTGTTGCTTGAAAGACACTTAAATCAATATCTAATTTATTATAATGAATTAATTTTTTTATATTATTTACATTTTCTTTATTATTAGTTAAATTAAAAACATCATCGTCCATATCATCAATATATTTAAGTTTACTTGCTATTTTTTTTAAATTTAAAACTATATTATCAATTGAAATATCGGTATAACATATATCTATATTAAATTCATTCATTATATCACAATTCGTAAATGTTATAAAACAATAATTAGTAAAATCCGTTTTCATAATTATTTCAATATCGCATACTTTTAACGATATTTTGTTTTCATTGTTAAAATTTTCTACATTATAAATAACAATGTCAGATATTTGGGTAATTTCTTTCGTAAAAGCATCCATTATTAATTAATATAATATAAACCATTATTATCTAATTATAATTAATATTCAATTTTTTCTCTAAAAATAGAAATTAATATAGATAAATAAATATTTAAATTAGATGATTTTAATATAAATAATTCAAAGGAACTTAGATTTATAATAATATCACATGAAATATTTAACAATTTATCGTTATTTATAATTTTTAATAATAATTCACGTAATATATTTTCCATAGTATAATTATTTATGGTAAAAATATTATATAATTTATAATAAACATCACTAAACGATAATTTATCATTAATTAAGTAAGATAATATAATATCAACATTAGAAGACGTTGGAGTATTATATAATTTATAACATATTTCAGGTGTTAAGTTTTTATTATATATTACCATAGTTTGTAATATATTAATTGCTTTTCGTAAATCACCTTTAGATATATAAGTAATGGTTTCTATAATTTTACTATCAATCACAACTTTTTCTTTTTGTAATATTTCGTTTAGTTTTTTTACTATTGATAAATTATTAACATAATTGAATCTAAAATTCATACATCTGGATTTTATCGCAGGTATTATTTTATTATCATAATTACAAATTAAGCAAAAACGTATAGTTTCAGAATATTTTTCAATAATTTTTCTTAATGCAAATTGAGCATCATACGTCATTGAATCAATTTCATCTAAAATTATTACTTGTATTCCTTCTACAAACATATTAGATTTATCAGCAAAACCTTTTATTTCTTCTCTAACTGAATTAATACCTCTATCATCAGAAGCATCTAGTTTCATAACCATAAGTTTAGCATCGTTTTTATATATATCATGAATTAAAGCTAATATTGTAGTTGTTTTACCAGTACCTGGAGGTCCATAGAATAATAAATGAGGTAATGATTTATTTTCCAATATTTTTCTCAATACCATTATATTTTTTTGATGTCCTACTATATCATTTATACAATTAGGTCTATGTTTTTCTGTCCATTGTAAATAGTCACTCATAATTACTATTTACATAATATATATTTATAATGTAATTACAATAAAATAAAAAAAATTTAAATATTGTATATATTCTTCCCCTCCTTTTATTAGATTTTTATCAATTTCCATTAATTTTAAAAATAGTTTTGATTTTTTATCATCGGTTGTTTTTAAATTTAGTATAAAATTATGAAATAAATTTATTTGATTAACTATAGAATAACCATTATTATAAATATTATTTATTGATTTGTATAATTTATCATAATTTTTATCATATACATTTATAATAATTTCATTAAATAAAACATCTGGTATTACTCCTGATAATTCATCGACGATATTATATTTAATATTTTTATTAGAATTGTGATAAAGTTCTAATAAATTTATAGCATATCGCATATCTCCTTTTGAAATATCCGCAATTTTATTAATCGCTTGATCGTATTCTAAATGTTCTTTTATACATATGTAGTTTAAACGTTTAATAATATTCTCATTAGATATTTTATTAAATGTAAAATACGAACATCTTGATATTATAGGATCGATAATTTTATTTAAATAATTACATATTATACAAAATTTTGCAGAATTTGAATATTGTTCTATTATTCTTCTTAATGCAAATTGAGAATCAGGTGCCATTGTATCTGCTTCATCTAATATTATTATTTTCCATGTCGATTTTCCGTTTTTATTATGGTTGTTTACATTACTTTGTTTAGCATAGTATTTTATTTTATCACGCACTACATTAATCCCTCTTTCATCAGAAGCGTTCATTTCAATAATATTATTTTTATAATCAGAACCGAAAATATTTTGCGCCAAAGCCATTATAGTGGATGTTTTTCCACAACCCTGTGGTCCTGAAAATAATAAATGAGGCATATTAATATTATAAGATGATGAAGTTAGTATATCAATTATCAAATCTTGAGAATATATTTCATCTAAAGACGAAGGTCTATATTTTTCAGTCCATATATTATTATCGCGATACATTATAATAAAAGTATTATTTATTATTTAAATATATATATATATATAATTATATATATATATGGCTGATAATAATAAAAATATTAAAAAATCGATTAAAAATGAAAAAGTAATAAATAAAACAATTTTAGGAGGGTTCCCTAGTATTATTATAAATAAAGATACAAAAACAAGAATATCTAATATAGATATTAATGAATTAATAAAACCAAATACTAATAATAATATTACTAATAATATTAATATAAATAACAATGAAACTGAAAACTTCGATGCATTGCAATTACTATAAAATATTATGTTTTATATAAGAATTTAACGATTTTATTTTATTTTGAGAATATTCGGATAATATGTTAGTAATTTCTACCATTATACTAAATATATCCTTATTTTTATAAGGATTAAAAACTTTAAATTTTGATATATAATTTTTTATTATATATCCAAAATATACACAATCATAACAATGATCAAAAAGATTATTATCATCTATTACTGATTTATGATATGATGGTCGTATAACTCTATTAAAATAATACAGTTTTCCCTGATATTCATCAATATTATATACATATGGAACCAAATCTTTTTCTAGTAATAATCTGGATTCTGTTGAACTTTGAGGAGCATAAAATTGTAAATATATATCACCTTTATAATAATTATATTCTTTTTCTGTTTCATAACCACATCTAAATTTAAGATAACTATAATCTGGTTTTATTATTTTATGCCATCTTATATTAGATTCCTGATTACCTAATACTTTTAAATCTTCGGTACCTTCTCTAATATCAGACATGAATAATAATTTATGATCTCTGTTTTTGAATTGTATTTTATATTTTTCCGCAAGTTCGTCTGTAAAATAGCCTTTAGTAATTTCAATTACTTGATCTTTTTTTTTATATAATTCGAGATTGTGGTTATTAGGATCTGCTAAATACCATCGAGTATTTGGGAATAATTTACATAATAATAGTATATTATCTCCAGTGGCAGAACCAGCATATATTACATGAACTTCTTTATCATCTTCGTTAATAACTTTCATAAAAAATAACATAGTTACTAATAACATTTTTAGTTGCCCCCAATGAACTACTGTTTTTGGTTTAGGATAAGTATTTTCATAATTAACTACGTATGGAACCTCGGAATATTTATATATTAAAGAATTGTATTTAAATAAATCCATGCTTTTATATTGATCTATCTCAAATTTATCACTTCTCATACTATCATTAGATAAAATATGATATAAATAACCATCGTTGCATTTTTTATTACAAAATTTAATAGAATTATTATTTTTAGCTAATTCTTCTTTATATTTTTTACTATCCTTTAAATTTATTTTTTTTTTAAGATGATTATAACAACGAGTACAATCAGTTATATTTTTATAACTACAAAAATATTCAACACAATGTGGATTATTTTTAACTAATTTTTTTTTTTCATTACTTAAATCGCATTTACCTATATAATATGTAATATTTTCTAAACCTTCTGTTCTTTGTAACATTATATACTAATAATTATCATAATAAAAATAAATTATAATAATTATCATAATAAAAGATGTAAATATAATTTACTGAAATATGTGCTATAACTCAGTATAACATAAAAAAAAGATATATTTATATTATTGATAAAATTATCAACAATATAAATATTTTATATTATTTACCAAAATATAAATATTTTATATTATTTACCAAAATATAAATATTTTATATTATTTACCAAAATATAAATATTTTATATTATTTACCAAAATTACAAAAATATGTAATTAATATAACGGACCTGGGTCATTATTATACCGAGGGTTTTGCTGTTTTTCTGTTAATAACGTTGGTCTTTTTCTTGGAGTGATAATTATAGAATCATCTAAGGTTTTAATACTATCACGTATATGGTTTAAATCGTATTTGTCAATATCTAAAAGTATCCTTTTAACTTTTGATGAATTAGTACCAAGAGGAGTATTTTGTTGTTCGTGCTGCGTTGTGTTTTCAAAAACTTTATCCCCTTTATTAATTGTGCTATATTTATCTAAAAATTCACTCTTCTGGTGAACATTATTCATTTTTAATTATATTTAGAAAAATAAACTATATGATAAACGTTATGATAAACTAATATGATTTCTCTAAATTAGCCGTGTTTAACCACAGCTAAGGTAATATATATTATTATATGTAATATTTATATATAATAATTTTCATTTTTTTTTTATAACTTACGTATATATATATTACAGTCAATGGAATGTCTATGTAAATATAAAGATATATTTGGAAAACCTAATGAAGGAATACATTCATATAGATTATTAGACCTTGCAATTATGGATATAATATTTACTATTATAGCAGCTTATTTGATATCTATTGTATATGGGAATTTTAAATGTAACTTAATAATATTATTTATCTTAAGTATTATTCTACATAAAATATTTTGTGTGGATACAACAATAATAAAATGGATAAAAATAATTAGTGGATTATAAAAATATTTACATTTAAAGCGGATAGCTTGTTATTTAGTAAAAATGAATACCCCCCATCTCAAAGGAACAAATAAAAATTATAAATAATATCCGTACTTGTAATATTTCAGTAAATGCAGTCGCGGGTAGTGGTAAAACAACTACGAGTTTGTTTATCTCTGAAAAATATCCTAATAAAAAAATATTATTACTTACATATAATAGAAAATTAATGGACGAGACCATAGAAAAAGTAAATAAATTAAATTTAACAAATATTGAAATTTTTACATATCATTCGTATTCTAATAGAAATTATAATACTTGCTACAATGATTATGATATGAAAAATATTATTATACAAAATATTAAATGCAAGATATGTAATAATTACGATATTATTATTTTGGATGAATGTCAAGATATGAATATTATATATTTTGAAATGGTGTGTAAAATATATAAAGATAATAATAACATAAATGCTAAATTTTGTATTTTTGGCGATGTTAATCAAGCGATAAATCAATATATAGGATCTGATGAAAGATATATAGAATGTTCTGATAAAATATTTAATCTTAATAAATTTAAATAGATAAATTGTAATTTATCTACAAGTTATAGATTATCTGATGAAAATTCGGCATTTATAAATAATTGTATTTTTAATGAAGAAAAAATTAAAACAATTAAAAGTACTGGAGTAAAACCAAAATATATTATTTATAATGCTTTTAATGTAAAAATTATATATGACGAAATAATAGATATTTTAAAAACATATAAACCGTGCGATATATTTATCTTAGGGTATTCAGTAAAATCTGATAAGTCACCTATTAAAAAATTAGAAAATTATTTAAAATATAATAAACCAGAAATAAATATATATGCACCCAGTTCAGAAGAAGAACATATAGATAAAACTATTTTAGATGATAAATTAGTATTTATGTCATTTCATCAATCTAAAGGACTAGAGAGGAAGGTTGTATTTTTGTTAGGATTTGATAAAAGTTATGAAAAATATTACAATAGAGACGTAATTGAATCTGTTAATAAATGCCCAAATCCTTTTTATGTTGCTATTACCAGACCAATTGATAAATTAATAATAATGCATAGTTCTAGTTTTGATTATTTTGATTTTATAGATAAAGAAAAAATAAAAAAATATTGTGATTTTGTAGAAGTTGATATGGAAATTTTAAATAATAATATACTAAATAATAATATTATAAAAAAAAATATTAGTGTCACTAATTTGATAAAAAAAGTAAACATCGAATCATTATACGAATGTTTCAATAAACTGAATATTCAAAATATTCGCAAAATACAAAATAAAATACACATAGTTAATAAAATTAAAACACTAAATACTAATCATGGTTATGAGAATGTAAGTGATATAAATGGAATTGCTATAATAGCATGTTTTGAATATCTTAAAACAAAACAATCTACAATTATAAACTATTGTTCCAATATGGGAAACTTTACTAATGAAATAAGTAAAATAGCTTTTCAACATAAATCAAAATTAGATGAAATATGGAATCAACAAGAATTTATTGATAATATTGCGTATATTTCATCTTTATATTCTTCTCTTAAAAGTAAATTATTATTTAAATTTTTACAACTTAATAACTTTGATTGGATTACTAGAGACATACTAAAAAAATGTATTACGCGACTAAATGAATTGAATTTAACGGATAATGTTAAAATGGAAGAATATATGTATGTTACGATTAATAATTTAGATATAATAGGATGTATTGATTGCATAGATGGTGATAATATATATGAATTTAAATGTGTTGATAAATTATCCATTGAACATTATTTACAATTAGTAGTTTATATGTATATTAATGAAACAATAAAAAGAAAAAATAAACATAAAATTAATGAATTCGTATATTATATAAATAATAATGGTTTGGTTAAGGGTTTAATTACGGAAATAAATACCAATGGTATAAAAATTAATAATATATATGTACATAAAAATAATATATTTTATAACAAATATTATTTATATAATGTATTAACAGATGAATTAAATCAGATTATATGTACCTATGATGTATTGGAAGATATAATGAAAATATTGTTACAAGTGTCACCTCGGATCTCCATAAATACAATTAATTTTATTGATAATATGCGAGTAATATCTAATGGTTATAAAATATAATTATATATATTATTCTCGGTGTTTTTTTTTGTGAAATTAATTACATTATAAAAAAAATGATAAAGAAATATATTAACATATATTATTAAGTAATGCCATATAGAATGTTAGAATTTCAAATATATGATTTTGTAGAATCACACGATATTTCTAAAGAAGGTTATAAACAATATATTATTAATGTATTTGGTAGATGTGAAAACAATAAATCAATTTATTTAAGATTGATTGGTTTTAAGCCATATTTTTACATATTATTTCCACATGAGTTACAAAAAAGCAAAGTTAATGACTTATGTAATTTTAAACAAAAAACTATATTAAGTATTCAAGAAAAAATATTAAATGGTAATAAGCTTATTTGTAATTCAACTATAGTTGAGTCAAAAAAAGTTGAAGGTTTTAACGATGATGCTAAATATTATTTCATTAAAATGGAATTTTATAATTATTGGAGTTTTATGGAATGGAAAAAAATAATAGAAAATGAAGAATTGCAAATTATAAATAAAAAATATAAGTTAGAAATATATGAAGCTGATTTATCACCAATGTTAAGGTGTTTTCATATAAATAATATTGGAGGATGTTCATGGGTTCGCGTAACTGATTATATTGAAATTAGTGACGTCGCCACTTGCGACATATCTATATCAACTAATTGGAATAATATTAAACCTATTATTAAAGATATTAACGCACCTTTAAAAATATGTTCATTCGATATTGAATGTTATTCAGAAAACGGTAATTTTCCAAAAGCAGATAAACTAGAAGATAAAATAATACAAATCGGTTATACTTATACATTATTAGGTGAATCAGTACCATATAGGAAATATATAGGGTGTTTGGATAAAACTGATAAGTTTGATGAAGAAACTATAGTTGTATCATTTAAAACTGAAGAGGAGTTATTATTAAATTTTATGGAAGAAATAACTAATAACGGTTGTGATATTATCACTGGATATAATATATATTTTTTTGATGAAAAATATATACATGATCGTTGTGAATTATTAAACGTAGATATTTCTCATCTTTCTAAATTAAAAAATCATAAATGTAGATTTATGAAAGAAAAAAAATTAGCATCTGGTGCAATGGGGGAAAATTATAATAGTTATTGGGTAACACCAGGTATTATTCACATAGACTTGATGAAAGTAGTGCAATCAACTAGTAATTTATCATCATATACTTTAGATAATGTTTCATCAAATTATATAAATGGTAATATAATAAAAATAAAAAAAAAATCAGATAATCTCTATATACTACAATGCAATAATATTAAAGACATACTTAAAGGAGATTGGATACATATAGAAATTAATAAAGGAGTTATATCTGAAAATATTGGTAATAAATTTATGGTTACTGAAACCAATGACTGCGATAATTCTTTAATTATTCGCGATAATAACAATGAATTAGATTCAATAGATACAGAGTTTAAAATAAAATGGTTACAAGCTAAAGACGATATTACACCGAGTGATATTTTTAATTTATATGTTGGTAACGGTGAAGATAGGTCAAAAATTGCAAAATATTGTATCAAGGATTGTGTATTAGTAAATATACTTATTAATAAACTAGAAGTAGTATCTCGAAATATTGAAATGGCTAATGTTTGTTCTGTACCGTTACAGTATTTATTTACAAGAGGTCAAGGAGTAAAGATATATTCGTTATGTATGAAAGAATTTCGAATACATGGATATATTTTCCCACCTCTTCATTATAATAAATCAATTTGCAAAAAATGTAATAAATCATATAAAAATATGTATACTTGTACTAGATGTAAAATTAACACAGTAGAAGATAATAATATATCAACAGATAATGATAATTATGAAGGGGCCATTGTTTTTAATCCAATAGCTTCAGTAATAGACGAAGCGGTTAGTGTAAAAGATTATTCTAGTTTATATCCATCGTCAATAATACAAAAAAACATGAGTCACGAAACCTTATTAGAAGATGATAAATATCTTAACTTACCATATATTACTTATTATACGTCCATGTATGTAGATAATAACGGAAATAATAAAACATGTAAATTCGCAAAAAAAAATAATAAGATTGGTGTTATACCCACTATTCTTAATAATTTATTACAAGAAAGAAAAAACGTTAAGAAGAAAATGAAAATTGAGAAAGATTCATTTAAATATAGTATTCTTGATGCTAAACAATTAGCACTTAAAATAACTGCAAATTCTTTATATGGGCAATTGGGATCTATTTTTTCTAATATAAGAAAAACAGAACTCGCAGCATGCACAACTTCTACAGGAAGAGAAATGTTAATATTTGCAAAAAAATACGATGAAGAGATATTACCTTTCGTAATGAATACTTTAAAATATAATTATAAAAATAATAATAATAATGAAAATGAAAAAATATATTATGAACAATTAATAACAAATGATGATTTGAAAAACAACATAAAAGAGTATCTACATACTTTGGATAATATTACGATTCAACCTGTTATAAAATACGGAGATACTGATTCTATATTTAGTTGTTATAGATTTACTGAAAATTCTTATAATAAAATTAATATTTCATCAAATTATTTAAAATCCATAATAGACTTTTCATATAGTTTAGTAGAAGGTTATTTCGAAGATAAATATAAATTATCGTTAAAAAATGAATTTGATAGGTATTTAAATAAAATAACAAAAAATACAATACCTATATTAAATAATTCTAATGATAATGTTTCATTATTCGTGAAAGAATATATAGAAGAAAGTTATTTTCCTTTATTGTGGAAAATAATCGAGATTATAGAAAAAGATCGTTTAGAAATTCTTGATGAAGTAATTTTAGATTGGGTTGACCAAAAATTTTATAAATATAATTTTAAAAGAGAAAATTTTTTTATGAATATTAAAAATTATTTATGTAATAATGTATATACTGTTATAAATAAAATATTTCCGACAAATGAATATACCGTTATTAATATTTCGGATATAGTATATTTAGTTGATAATATTAAGAGCCTTACAACTAAAACAGGAATATATAAATCTTGTGAAAAATTATTAACAGTAACTATAAAAAATAAATGGGAATATAGTTTATTTAATGAAAAATTACATGAAATTATTAATGAGTATTTGAGCAATGTATTAATAGAGTACCGTCATGATAAAAAATTAAATAACATAATATGTAAAAAATTAGTATTTAAAAAAACTATAGATAAAACTGATTTAGATGAGATAAAAGAAAATATTATATTAATAAATAATGATTTTGATATAGATACCAAAAATATAAATAGTATACACGATGATACATTTATATTAAAATATAATAAATATAATGGTAGAAAAACAATGGATGAAATTATAGAAACATTTATTGTATCTGACCTGGATTTAGATTTTAATAGTTCAACTATAAATTTCCATACTAATATACTTTCTTTCGTAAATAAATATTTAAGAAGGGATGATACAAATAGTCAAAAATATATTTATACTAGGCTTCATCCGAGATGGGTTTACGATAATGATAAAAAATATATTTATGTTGATATATATGAAGGAGGTAACTTAATTGTAGATAATAGAACAGTTGAATTGACTATAAAGTTAGGAAAATTATCTGGACATATGATTAAATATGTTTTAGAAGACCCTCATGATTGCGAATATGAAAAAACATATTGGCCTTTTATAATTCTAACAAAAAAAAAATACGTGGGTAATAAATATGAAAACGATCACACTAAAAACGTATTGGATTTTACAGGAATTGTATTAAAACGACGGGACAATGCACCTATAGTAAAAGAAATTTGTGGAGGTATTATAAATAATATATTGAATAATAATACTGTTGAACATATTAAAAATTATACCGACATGTGTTTAAAAAAAATGTTTAATAATGAATATAATTTAAAATATTTTTTATTAACTAAAAAACTTAAATCGAATTCGTCTTATAAAGATTGGACTAAAATGTGTCATATGGTTTTAGCTAATAGAATAACGGAAAGAGACCCAGGTAATGTAATCCAAAGTGGTTCTAGACTAGAATATGCATTTATTAAAAAAAAAAATATTAGTAAAAAACATTTACAAGGAGAAATTATAGAATCTCATGATTATATAATAAAAAATAATCTAGAAATTGATTATTTATTTTATTTAAAAAACCAAATTATGAAACCATCGCTACAGTTTTTAGAACTTATAGATAAAAATTCATATAAAATATTTGATGAGTATATTGAGTTTTATTCAAAGACACCTTTGGAAAGATTTAAGGAAGAATTTAAAAAAATAAAAAAAAAATGTATAGCATCTCTTATAAAAAAAAATAAAGAAAATACTAACATGTTAAAAATATTAACATTATTAGGAGAATATTTAAAAAATAAAAAAAATAATAATATCGATTATATATTAAATATACCATTAATAAATAATCAATTAACTATAATAAACAATTAATGATAATAATTAATTTTAACTATTTATCATATTAATTTGAGATGTTTGTAAACTTTTTGTATTGGTTTCAGTATGATACGATGAAGAATTACCTGCATTTTCCGAATAATCACCACCCGAGATACTTTCATTCAAGCTACTTTTATTCGTGGAATTTACACTATTCTGTTTAGATTTATGATTTTTTTTCATTTTATTGTTTTTATGATTTTTTTGTTGTTTTTCACTTAGGGATATACGATCGGACTGATTAATATTATTGTATTCTGAAGAAAAATATGAATGGTATTCAACTAATTTATCATTATTTTTAAATTTTTTATTTGTGTGTTTTTTTTCCGTATCACTAATATCCGACTCGGAAAATGAGGAACCTGAATCACTTCCTGTCGAAGAAGAAGAACTAGATGAAGAAGAAGAAGATGAAAATTCTTCTTCTTTTTTATTTTTTGATTTACTTTTACCTTTATCTTTGTCATCACCTTTACCTTTATCTTTGCCTTTATCTTTGCCTTTATCTTTGTCATCACCTTTACCTTTGTCATCACCTTTACCTTTACCATCTCCTTTACCTTTACCATCTCCTTTACCTTTGTCATCACCTTTACCTTTGCCTTCACCTTTACCTTTACCATCTCCTTTACCTTTACCATCTCCTTTACCTTTACCATCTTCTTTACCTTTACCATCTCCTTTACCGTCATACTTACCTTTACTTTCGACTTTACCTTTGTCATTACCATCACTATCACCATCACTATTGTTATCACTATCACTATTGTTATCACTATCACCGCCTGAGTATTTATCATAATTACGGGTTTTCCTTTTACTAATCTTTCGAAAACCTTTTTTAGGTAAAGTTAGTTCTTTTTTAACTGCTTTTCCACCACTTTGTTTATATTGTTTATAATTTGGATTAAATGCGGAAGTGGATGAAAAAGACTGCACCATATTTTGATAATCCTCTTTATTGATAAATAAATCCGATGAATTGGAATTTAAGAAAATTTTTTTAATCGAGTCATCAGTGTCTATACTAGTTTCCTTATCATAACGAATAGTATTACTCTTATTGGTACTTTCTTCTTCCGAATTACGAGGCGAAACTATCGGAGTAAGGTGTTTGTCAAGATCTGTGCTATCTGATTCGCCATTCAATGATCTTTCGGAATTGGTATAAGGGTGTTTAGTTACATTTTTTACTGTATCGTAATTTGAAAAAGCTCCTCCCATTTATATAAATAATATAGAAAAATATTATTTATATTAAATATAAATGTTTTACTTAAATATAAAAATTATTTACATCTTTATTATTATAATTATACTAAGCTTACTTAATAGCTTACCTAATAATTATTCAATCGAAAAAGAAATAAAAAAAACATCATTAAAAGAAAATGAAAAAATACACAAGATAAACAATATATATTTTAAAATAATAAAAGAAAATAATGATATTAATAATCAGAAAAAAACAATGATGAGTAATATTATAAATAATATTTATAATTTAAAAGATTATTTATATAAAAATATTGATAAATATCCAAAATATAGAAAATATATAATTAATTTACAAAAAAATCTTAATAATAATACGATTATTAAAGAAACATTCGATGATACAAAGACTTCATATAGTTTAAATAAAGGTGAGGTATTATCATTTTGTTTAAAAAGTAAAAATACAAAAAAAATTCATGACATTAATACATTAATGTATGTTGCTATACATGAGATAGCTCATATAGCTTCTCCAGAATTTGGACATGATGAATTATTTAATAAAATATTTAGGTTTTTTATTGTAGAAAGTATAAATATAGGAATTTATAAATATGTAAATTATAATCTCTATCCTATTGAATATTGTGGTATGCAAATAAATTCTAATATATTATAATATAATATAATTATATTATGAGAGATCCGATAAAAATAATACATAAGTTTAAAAACAATAAAGGAAAAATAATATATATTCCTTTTATATTTATAGGAGGAATAGTACCTAAAAATGTATATGATATATTAGTATTTATTGATGATCTTGATTTTTTTACAACCCTTGATAAAATAAAAATATCAGAATATCAGATTATGGAAAATTTCTATGGAGAATTTTGGTATAATTTTTTTTTTATAAAAGATCATATAAAATATCAAATCAATATAATAAAAGAGTCTAAAACACAAAAAACAGCAATAATAAAAAAATATGAAAAAAAATGGTATGAAAAACATATTAATAATCCATTAGATGACGTAAAAAAATATTCGTACATTAGTAATCATTATGACACTATGTCATATAAAAATTTAATATATCTAAAAAATACAAATGATTCTAATAAATTAAAACAAACATCACAAATCGGCGGAGATGATAATGATGATGATGATGTTATGGAAAAAGATGATTATAGTGAAGACAATAATTTCGATAATGATATGGATGTTTATGATGAACCCGATAATATTATAGAAAATAGTTTTAATCTTGATGAGCTTACTAATATATATAGAGAATCATATATTGAAAATGAAAAAGATACAAAAAATACTACTAAATTAATAAATGATATATTACAACAAGAAAAAAATAAATTAAACAAAAACATTATCGAATATATAGATAAATATGATAATTTAAAAAATGATATGGAGTTATATAACATTACTGATAAATATTATATAACAAATCAATATATATATAAAAATGATACAATAGAAAATATTAAAAAAAAGATTTGTTTAACTATACCCACGTCTCCCATTTTTAAAAATATTAAAATATTACCAGAAACTCAATATATTTGGTCTAAATATAATTATTTAGGTAATATAGAGAAAGTTATTATCGGTTATAAATGGTTATATGTAAATGAATTGCTTGATATTGACGTAGAACCAAGTAATAATATTACCACCTACTTACAAGAAAATAATAAATTATCTTTATTGTATCAACGATATAATTATAAATTAAAAAGAGAAGATAATAATGATGATATATTAAATGATTATAGTTACTTTATTACTAATAATGAATTATATTTATTAGATATATTTAATGAATTAAAAACATGTCATGATATTAGCGATGATTCTAAAAAAAGATTAGCGGAAACATATTTGAAAATATATTTCCCATTAATTAATAAAGATAGTTTAGACGAGATATTAAATGTTATAAATAATAATAATAATGATACTTTATTAAAAAATACAAATTTAAAAGTCGATAATATTAATAATGAACTAAAAATAGAAAACGATATTATGAATATTTTTGAAAAATATAAACAAAATAATAAAATATATGATAAGTATTTTGAAGAAAATAATATAATACAAACAATAATATATGTTAAAATTAAAGATATTGATTTTTATCAAAATATATCTTATAAAATAGACTTATATAGAATTTTTAATAATTTTATTGTAAATGATGAATATCCTTTTTTACAATACAAAACAGAAGATTCTAATAAAATGTATAAATATTATAGTGATGATAAATATTTATTAGAAAATAAAAAAATAATAGAAAAATGGTTTGAAAATATTTCCTATGGATTATCATTTAAAATTAAAATTGATAGATATACCGATATTAAACATATCTTTGTTAATTTACACGAATCAGGAAATATGGAATATAGAATTACTTGGAAAGAAACTGATAAAGTAACTACTGATAAAATAAAAGATACTTATGATTATATTATTAAATTAGTGGAAAAAATAAATAATGAAAATACAAAAATAAAATTAGTAACTCCGACATATGATAATTTTAGTTTTGCTTTCATTAATTCTATTTTAAAATTTAATTTACCTAATAATTATATAATAAATCACGATGATTTATCTGATTTTTGCAGATATTTTTATATGTTTGTTTCTTTGATAATAGAACCAAAAAAAAGAGTAAAAGTAAATAATATTAATGATAATGTATCGAAATATGGTACATATTTAAGATATAAAAGAATTGGAAAGTTTGATTCAAAACATAAAATACATATACGTATTATATATCTATTACGGAATTATGATATTAACGAGAGTGAGTTATTAAAATTTATTACTAAACAATTTAATACAACTATCGATATTGCTACTAAAGAATTAAATTTTGTGAAACAGCATTATAAAAAAATAATTAGTAAAAAAATAAAAAAAATAAAAAATATTAATAGTATTCCAAAATTTAAATTACCTGGTATCGGAATTGATATACAAGGAAAAGATAAAGATAATTATAAAATTAGAATTACGGGTGCTAGAAATGAAGAACAACTTGATGATATTATTACTTTTGTAAAAGTATTATTATACATGTATGTCGAGACATATTTACATAAAAATGTTAAATTTCAACCAATAAAAGAAAAATTAATAGAGATGGTAAATATAGCAAAAAGACTAAATAAGGTGACTACTATTGTTAATTATGAAAACACTGATGAATCTAATATAAAATCTTCTATCATATTGGATAAAACACGACTAGGATTTAAACCAAATAAAGGTAAAAACCAATGGTCTAGATTATGCCAAAACTCTGGAGAATATATAAGAAAAAGACCGGATGTAATACCCGATTCTGATTTAAGTAAGTTAATTAAAAAAGGTTACTCGTTTAATAATAAAACAGGATACTATGAAAAAGAAATGATAATCGATAAGAATAGAATAGTTACAAAAGCTATTAAATTACCATCGGATGAAAATACATTTAATTATTTTGCATGCAATAAACAAAATAATGGTGAATATTTATATCCAGGGTTTTTATCAAAAGGTAATAATTCAGATAATTTATGCATGCCGTGTTGTTTTAAAAAAGATCAAGGTGCATCAAATAATGTAAAAAAAAGAAATTATTATTATACTTGTCTAGGTAAATTAGCCGATAAAAATATTATAATGGATGACGATGTTCCTGATGTATCTAATAATAAGATTTATATTTTAAAAGAATCTGATAGAATACAAGATAAAAAATTCGTTCATTTGATTCCTTCTATGGATATATTATTTAATAAAATCGTATCAAATACTTATGTAATTACTAAACATTATTTAGATGAAACCGATGGATATTTTTTCAAATATACTGTATCACATACTTCTTTTCATTTTTTGATAACTATTTCGGATATATTAAATATATCAATAGATGACATTAAAAAAAAATGTATTAAATATATCTTAAATGATAAAAATGATATTATATTTACTTATTTGAATAATGGAAATATTCGTCATTTATTTTTAACAAGAGAAAAATTTATTAATTATATTAAAACATCAGATAATCTAGAATATGATACGATAGGAGAACTAATTTCAATCCCAGGTGTTTTAACTGATAATGGAATTAACTTTTATATTTTAAATAAATTATATATAATAATAAAAAACCAAGTAGATAAGGATGATACACTAATAGAATATAATATAGATTGTTTAAATTCGGAAAATATTAATCTATTACGAGAACCCAGAGATACTATAATATTATTATGTGATGATATATATTATAGTCCGATATATCATATTACTAAAAAAATAAATATAGTAAATATTAGAAAATTTTATACGGAGAAAAATGATAAAAAAATATTGGATGAGTTATATAAATATTATACGTTTAATTGCAATAAATTATATTTAAATAATTTAATAAAAAGTAATAATTTATCAGCAAAAAATTTAGTATATATATTAAAATTAAATAAAATAAATATAGTATCGCAAATAATAGATAATTTACAGTATAAATGTAAATATATAGTATTAGAAAATATTATAATACCTGTAAAATACTCTGGTATTAATTTAGAATATGGTATTGTTTTTAACATACCAGATTCTAAACTACTATCTTTATACGATACTATAAAAGAATTAAATATTTTAGAAAAGAAAATATCATTAGAGTATAAACCAATAAGTGTTATTTTTGATAAAAAAGATAAAGATAATATATTTGTAAAATATATTTTGTTACAAAATTCTTTATATATACCAGTTAAAAATGAGTTTATGTCAGAAAAAAAAATAAAAGAAAATAATTTATCAGTGAGTTATCAAAATACTGATGACATAGTTGATGATGAAATATTGAAAAATAATAAGACATATGATATTCATGCAAAAAATATAAATGAAAAAACTTTTAAAACAGAAAGTTATAATTTATTGAGATTAGAAACTAGTTTTTATTTATCAAAAAATAAAAATGTTAAAAAAAAATTAGTAGAAATAGTTAGAGGGATAGAACCTAATGATATAAAACGACATGAAATAAAGGAAATATTATTTAATATTTTTAATAAAAAATTAACAAATAAAATAGATAATTCCATAAAAGAACACGATATAAATATAACAAATAAAAATCCTGATCTTAAAAATTATGTTCCTAATAATATATTAGATACTTGTAATATATTACCAAAAACAAAATGTTCCGAAAATATTCAATGTGAATGGTTAAATAATAAGTGTACTTTTAGCATATTAAAAGAATATTTAATAGACTTTTTAAATAGATTAACTGAAGAGTTTTTTCAAAATAGTATAAAATTTCAAGAAATTATTAATGAAAATGAATATTATGTTACTGATATAGTAAATAAATCGGTGTTTACACTACGTAAAAATCAACAAATAATTAAAATAAATGGTTTTAAAATAAATAACAAAGGTATTGATACAAAAATAAAAAAAAAAAATACTGATAAAAGATTTAATATTATTCAAATAGACGAAACTCCTAAAATGATATATTATAATGATTATAAAGTACAAGAAATTATTCCAAATAATGATACAGTATTAAGAGGATATATTAATTCTTATTTTTGGATTAATAATAAATTATATAAAGACGATAAAAGAAATCTTGGATATAATAGCGAACTTCAAACTAAATTAACGTTTATATTAAAATCTAATATAAATGATTTTATCACATATTTAGATAAATCAAGAGATACGAATTATTATAATTTAACAGAATATATAATAACCAAATATAATACTATTAATAATCCATTTGAATATATTATTAACAATAACATTAATAATATTAATAATAATATAATCATTGATAATGATAATTTATTAATATTAAGTTATATTATAAAAATACCAATAATACTTTTCGATAATTATTATAATATTATATCTATCTATCTACAGGGACCTATTAAAGTTACAGAAAAATCAATAAATAACTTTAGGGATTTCCCTAATTATATTACATTAAAGTTCGATATTGATAATTCTGCAGAAACATTTAATAAATTATATTCTTTATATTATTAGAATCAATTTCGTAAAAAAGTTTACAAATGTAAAAAAATTTGACTTAAAAATATTTATAATATATGAAATTTAAGTTAATCGAATATAATATTTGATTACCTCCGTATACGCAATTCTAAAAAAAATTATTGTATTATATTCGAACATATACCATTTTCGCATTTATTACTAAAATAAGAATTTTTTTCCGAATCATAACGATAATCGTCTTTATATTTATCAGCATACAAACATAAATATTTTAACGCTAATGCTATATAGCATAATTCGTTATTTGTATGCGTGCTATTTAATGTTATCCTAACCCATCCATAATTATTTGGAAGTGGTTTATTTTTTAAAACATCTTTACTAACTTTATTAATCTGACCCTGGTTCAGATGTAATAATTTTTCTACTAATATAGTACTACAATTAACTCCACCGCGAGTAGTTATACCAAATAAATCACATAATAAAACAACTATATAATTATAATGATATGGAGTTATTTGTATAGAAAATATAGGTAATATATCATCATCATTATTAATATTATTCATTACCATAAAATTATCATGTTTTTCTTTTAATATATCTAAATATATAATAAATTGTCTAGATAATTTAAAGACACTATCTAATATTTGATCTTGGTAATAAGTTTTTATTTGAAAAACTAAACCACATTTTATTATACCCAATATGTTTGGTGTACCACCATTTTCTTTTTTTTCTATATTATTAGAATAAACGGGGCCTATTTTTGATGAAAAAAAATCAATAGTTCCTCCACTTGGTGTATATGTAATTTTATTACATATAATATTTTTATTTACTATTAATATACCTGGTGTTAATTGCCCCCCATAAAATTTATGAGGACTTATAAATAAAGCATCTAAATATATATTTTTTCCGTCATTTATATGCATATTTATAGGTAAATATGGAGCACTTGTTGCAATATCTACAAATATATATCCATTGTACTCATGACATAATTGAGATACAACTTCCAAATCCTGAATTACTCCAATGACATTACTACAGGCCGTTATAGATACTATTATTTTCCCTTTTACTAAGTTCATTTGATTTTTGAATTTTTCAATATCTATAGTTCCTTTATCGTTATGTTCTATTATAATTATTTCTTTACTGTAATGATACCATGGTAAATAATTACTATAATGTTCATAGATTGATACAAATACGGTAGCTTCTTTTAATACAGGTTTTATTAAATGAACTAAATGATTTATAGCACCACTTGTCCCCGATCCATTAAATATTATCTTATCTTTTATAGGATCAGCGTTTACACTTTTTAAAATATATGATTTTGATTTATCTATTAAAGAGCACATTGTTCGGCCTAATAAATTATTTGAGTGTGTATTCGAATAATATTTATATATAATTTTTATTATATCTTCGATAAATCGTAAGGGATACGATGAAGCAGTAGTGTCGCATAAAATTAGTTTTAGATGTTCGTGATATTGTGTTTTTATGATGATGTTATTATTATATGTATTATTTTTTAAAAATGATTTAAAATCCATATCTTTTTCATAATTTTCTATATCTATTATTTTTAATAAATCTATCATATAATTATATATTATTATATTTTATATTTATTAAAAATAAATTAGTATATTGATAATATTAAAATTCACTAAAAAAATATTTATAATTAATTTTTTTAGTGAATATCAAAATATATTGAACACTAATATAATAATATAATTATATTATTATATTGTGTGATAAATTTATTAAAAATAAATGTAAAAATAATCATATTTAAAAAAGTTTACGATAATAAATATAATCACGATCACAGTCTATTTCGTATAAATAGTTAAGATATATTCTTTTTACAGTTGATTTCACAAAAAGTTTACAAATGTCAAAAAATTTGACTTTATATAAATATGTAAAATCAAAAGTACCACTGGGTTGCTACTAGTAACGGAAAAGTTTATATTTCTTGATAACTTTATCATAATATCAATTTTTTTTCTTTTTTATTTATACTATATTTACGTAAACCATTCATTTTAGCGACATATACATTCA